AGCCAAATGTTTTAGATTGTAATATAATAAAGATTATTTGTCATAATACAACATTATCTATTTAGAAAAGTTGGCGGAACATTTAATTATTTTGGCATGTTTAAAAACATATTGTATAACAATGCACTATGATTACTTGTTATAATATTCTGTGCTTTATTGTTTTATCCTGCTTTTTGTACATTATTATGAGCTTTAAGCATGGCGATTTCAAGTTGAAGCTTTCTGATTGTTTCGTCTCTTTCTGCTAATAATTTTCTCGTTTGATGGTTGAACTCTTCAAATAACTTCTTTGAGTGGTCACTTACAACTTCCTGTTTATATCCAGTCTCTTGTTCTTCTTTGAACATGGGACCGTTACCGGTGAGAATGTAATCACAACTTACGGTTAAGTAAGTGCTACAAAAATCAGAAATAATATCAATAGAAGCGTCAGTTATTCCTTGTTCTATATTTGATATTTTTTGTTTGGTTATAATATTGGAAGATTTCCCCATTTTATAACCTGTTAATCCCATTGCTTTGTAGGTTTCTACAAATCTTTTTGTTACTTCATTCATAATATTTTCTTATTTTTACTTTATAGTCCTAAAAATAAGACTATCTTTGTATCGTAACAAGTTGCAGGTGTTACAGAGACAAAGTGGTTAAACTTCCTCGTTAGAGGTTTAATATATAGTATCCGTAGTAGCTGCAACCTATTGCGGATATTTTTTATTTCAATTAATAACTGCTAAATCAAAGAACTATGGATGAAAAAGAACTTCGATTGAAATGTATAGAATTTGCTATTAAATATAGCTCTTCCTATAATTTCCCTGTTTACCAAATGATGGAAGCAGAATTGTTATATAATTATATCTCTAATGGTACATTGCCAACCATAGGACGTGAATCCGCTCAAATTGAAATAAAGAAATTACTCAATGCCGCCCTTGATGAACTCATAAAGGAAAGACAAAATTGTAACCAAGCCACCAATAGCGGAAATCCCGATCCCAATTGCTTGGAGACGCCTAAGCCGTTTATTGATCGTCTTCTCTCTAAGCTCCGAAGGGAATAACTTTCTTTTTCATCTATAATCATAAAAATATAAATAATTAATAATATTTCTGCCATGAAAAATGAACCAGACTACACTATTACAATATCCCGTAGATATATTGAGGGGAAAAATTCTCTTAACGTGGAGAGAACAATTATAAATGCCCAAGATGGTGAAGTTATATTTCATTCACTGCATGAAATAAGTAGTGAAAGCGAAAAAGAATCTCCCGTTGCACATCTTGAGAAGCATTTAGGATTATATCCTCCCGAAAACGAAATTCAATGCAGATGTAATAGATGCTGCAATTTCAGCGAGGATTTTTACTTTTCTCGATATCTCCTCCGAAATGGATGGATCCACCGTTTTCTTAAGATTTTCAAGTTCAAGTTTTAATCTTTCCAAGTCATTTGAAAGTATTTGGTCTTGCATTTTAAATCCTCCATAGCGGTAGAATGTATCTAACTTTGAATTTAGATATATTTTCCCGCTATTCTTATAACCTTCAATTTTGAGCATTCCCATATTTTCAAGTTCAATCATCACTTTTTCAAATTGCACCTTACTGATATTAAGGTTTGGGACATCTTTGTATTCAAACAAGAATCCACTTCCATCTTGGTTGATCAGTGCATTCACTATTTTATCCTTTTCTTCAGGCATTATCACTTTTAGATAATCGTCTTCCTTTTTAATAACTGGTTCTCTAAAATATCCTTCCATATCTCTAAATAGTTAAATAATGTTTTATAGTCCAATTTTTAAGACTAAGATTTTGTTAGTCCAAATATTAGGACTATATTTGCAATACCAAATCAAATTAATACAAATAAAAGGATAAAATTTGATAGAAACAATAGTAATAACTAAAAAGACATTAAGATGAACGCATTCAGTTTTTTAAAAGATGGTAAATTCAATAACAGTGAGATTATGAAACACGCTCACATCTTGAAGGCGTATCGTCGTATTTCTTTGGGTGAAGCTTTGAAACAAGCTTGGTTCTTGGCAAAGAGACAGCAAAGAGAATATAGAAAAGTTGAAGAGGATAAAAAGAACTATAAGCCGATGTTTAATGCAAGCAAAGGAAATGTATTGAAGTCGTTCTTTGCCGGTGGTCATGCTGATTATGTAAATCGTGATAGTTCTTGGAGGTAATTATGACTACAGAACAGATTAACGAGAATTTGGCTTTCCTTCATCAATACGTGATGGATCTGGAAAAGAGAGACGAAAAGACCGTTCAGTTATTGACCGCTTTTAATAAGCCAAAGGAATGGATCATGAATTACCTCTTCAATTTGATAAGTAATTACGAAGCTCTGTTAGGATAGAACCTACGAAAGAAGCGAGCGAAACGCTTTCGGAGCACAACGGTAAACCGATGAATCCTAATTCGGGACGGGAGACTTAACCCTCAAAAATGAAGTCGTGTTCAGGGCACGTTAAAGTAGCCTGCGCTAATAAGCATTATAGCCGAGGCGGAGTATAGCGTAATAGCCAACCAGCGATGATATGAGCGGAAGGAAGCAACGTGAGTAAGTGGTATAGTAAAAATCAGTCTGAAAAACATCGTCTTTATCAGTAAGAAAACGGGGTTAGGCGTCCGTACGCTGATTACAATATAGCCCGTACAGACAGTTGCACTGTTTGCGTGATGTCTTGATCAGATCAAGGTGCGGGCACACTTTCAGACAAAATTTTGTTTTGTAATTTTTATTTTGTGTTTGTGTTATACAGGTGTACGGTCTGCGAAGATAGTGCACCCTAATATTCGTTTGAATTCGATTAAGTCCTGTATCTGACGTGGTACAGGCAAACGGGCAGTTAGTTCACTTGGTCAGAACGCATCCGCACAGATGAAAAGGTGGTTCGATTCCGTCACTGTCCACTAATAATAATCAAATAATTTAATCTTATGAGACGTGCCACATTATTAGCAATTTGGGCAATATCGTTCACATTAACAATATTGCTTGCAAACGAAATGAATATTGTCTTTTGGCTTTCATTTACCGTATTTGCATTGTGTTCCATATACATGGAAAAGCATCAAAAGAGACTGAAGAGAGAAAGGTGATATAGGTATGCGGTTCGGGAGAATAGCTGTTTTATGTGTGAAAATTCGTGTTTCGATTAAGTCCTGTATCTGATGTGATACAGGCAAACGGGCGTAAAGTGACAGCGTGTGAGCTCACCTGTTCAGTTGGTTTATTACCGGTTCGAATCCGGTTACGTCCACCAATTAATAAATTAAATTTAATAGTTATGGCAGGAAGAAAAGAAATTAAAGAAAGAGTAGAGATAAAAAAGAAATTAAGAAAAAAAGAGGACTCTATTCGTTACAAATTTAGTGACACATTAGTTATTCAGCTTCGTAGATGTGTATCTGACTTAAATAGATTGGCCAAAATAGATAGAATTACAGAAAAAGACCAATCATTATATTCAGTACTAACAAACCGAAAAGCTGGATACATTGACGTAGTAAGAAACTACTAATTAAATAAACTTGTGTAGTAATTTAAGTCAATAGCTATGAAAACAAAGCTAGAGCTAGATTTATATCAATTAAAAAACATAATGGCTGACATGGTTCAGGTTGGATACATGAAAGCTATTAAAGTTTATGAACCAACAAAAGATAATATAAGTACAAGAGAGTTGGTTAGATGGTTCAAAATGCTTGATATCGATCCTTCATACATAAACAAAATGGAATCAGAAGGATTAATAAAAGGCAAAAGAAAAGGAACCAGTAAAAATTCTCCGGTATGCTATTCCAGATTGGAGATTAAACAGGCTTTGGCTACGATTGATTTAAATAAGTACATCAATGTAAAATAGCTATAAATTTATATTAATTTATTAATTAACCAAATCCGCAGTTAAGGATCTGCGTAGGGTGAGAGACCCTGTATTTAAGTTTTAAATTCTACCTAATCCTAGTGTCCGTTGGTTCGGTATCTAGGAACCAAATTTTGTCGTTTAAATAAGGTTTTAGGAAGGCGTCGGTTCGTGAGGATAGGCGCTTTATTTATTTTGATTAACCACTTTAATAATATATAATCATGTCAGAAACAATAACAGGATTTAAGGGATTTGATAAAGACCTTAAGTGTAAAGGCTACCAATATGAGGTAGGAAAGGAGTTCGAGGAAAAAGGAAAGATTGAAGCTTGTTCAAACGGCTTTCATTTTTGTGAAAATCCTTTTGACGTATTAGGGTATTACCCGCCAACTACAGAAAAAGGATCGAGCAGATATTGTATAGTAGAAGGAAGCGGTAATATTGATAGGGATGGTGATGATACCAAAGTGGCTTGTTCTAAATTACATATTTCAGCAGAAATAGGACTAAAGGGAATTATAGAAGCAGGAGTGAGGTTTATCTTAGACAAAGTAAATTGGAAAGATAATAAGGAATCTAACACCGGATACCGATCAGCCGCTACGAACACCGGATACCAATCAGCCGCTACGAACACCGGAGACCAATCAGCCGCTACGAACACCGGAGACCAATCAGCCGCTGAAGTAACAGGAAAAGAATCAATAGCCATAGTAACAGGAAAAAATAGTAAAGCTAAAGGGGCTATCGGCTGTTGGATAGTTCTTACTGAAAGAGGAGAATGGAATGGTAATACATATCCAATTAAAGAAGTTAAAGCTATAAAGGTTGATGGTGAAACTGTAAAACCTGATACTTACTATAAGTTAATTAATGGAGAAGTTATTCCATGTGAGTAATCTATTCCCGGTTTGCCTTGATCGGCACTCCGGGAGCAATTTAAACCACTTTAAATAATATAAGATATGAACGAAAAAAAAGAATTAACTATTAGAGAGAAAGAATCTGTATTTGAGATTCAAACAGCGGATTTGACAAAAAACAATCTTCCTTCTTTAGATGATGCTCAAGAGCTTCCGATAGACTTGTGCGGTAATTATTGGTCTCCGGAACAAGCTGGAGAATTCAAGAAAATATTTTTTGTAGAAATCAAACCACAAAAGGTCTTGAGCGCTACCAATCCAGGTGAATTAATAGATTTGGATTGTGCTTTCTTCTTAGAAAGAAAGGCTGACGGAACAGTTCAAACTATAACTAACGGTTCCCGAAGATTAGTCGGTATTTTGGAGCAATATATTGAGAATGGTTCTCTTAAAAAAGGTACTGCTCTTAAAATCACGTACATGGGTAAAAGGAAGAATAAAACTAATAACTTTCAGTCAGATAATTGGTCTGTTAGACCCTTACTTATAAACTTACCTGTTGCTGGCTAATGGAAGCATTTGACTTGAATGGATTTGCAGAAGGGGAAGAACTTAACCCTTCTGCCTATAATCCGGAAGATTATCCTACCAAAGAAGAAATGCTTGATTTCATATACTCAAATTCTCACAAATCCCCCGTTAATATTGATTTGAAAGAATTAAGCGTTAATGGACTGGTTAAGCGTGACCCGATGGAAATGTATTTGAAAAGCAAGCATATTTCTTCTTCTAACCTCAAAAATGCTCTTAAGACTCCTCGTTCATTTTACTATGATTATGAAAGGGTATTTGAGGAAAAAGAAAAGCCTTGCTTTCAACTAGGCACATTTGCTCACATGGCATTCTTGGAACCACGTTTATTTGAGCTTGTCAAAGTAGAACCTAAATGTAGCCAATCTTCCAAAGAAGGTGTGATAGGAATGATTAAGTTCTATAATGAGTTGTTATCAAATGATAAGAACTATGTTCCAGATGTCGAAGAAGAAATACCCTCTGAAAGATGGAACTTTAGCGATCTTAAAGATTACCGTGATTATAAAAAACAGAAATGTTTGGATCTGGGTTACTCCTTTATCAGTGAGGATATGAGTATGATAATAAAAGCTCTTGAGAGAAACTATTATTGGTATGGTGGTGGTATCATCCCCCAATTATTGAAAGGGGCTTATTCAGAGGTGTCTTTTTATGGCAAAGATGAAGAAACAGGGCTAGATGTTAGAGTTAGGCCGGATTATTTCAATGTAGAGGAAAATATTGGTGTAAATGCCGTAATTTCCTTCAAGACCACACGAGCCGATGATCTCGGTAAGTTCTACTATGATTGTGCAAAACTCAAATACGAGCTTTCTGAAGGAATGTATCAAGAAGTAATGAGCGGCATTACAGGACGAAACTTTAATGTAACAATAATGATAATGTTACAGACGGTTGAGCCTTTTGATGTTGCCGTTTTATTCTGGTCTCCTGATGATCTTGCAAATGGCAAATATAAATATCATTATGCTCTTTCCATCGTAAAGGACTGCTTTGAAAAGAAGTGGTTTCCTGGCTATGATGCTAAGGCGGAAGAAGGTGCCCGTGGTATTATTGATATGCAGCTTCCGGAATGGAGCCAGAAAATGCTTCATCCGGTTGCTATTGACGATGTTGAATGATTAATAAAATAAAAAACAATGATTGATTTAAAAGATTACTCTCCAGAAGAAATTCAATTCAAACTTCCAACAACTGTAAAATTCCCAGAAGTTATATTTCCCGATTGCGTATCCATTGATGATATAAAAAAGAAGCTGGCGGAGAACTTTATTACTATTCAGGAAAAAGATGTAATAGCCAATCGGATAATGAATGATTATGAAATATCAACGATTCGTGCTAATTACGGTGAAATTGCGGAAGAACAGATGCCGGAATTAGAAGCGCAATTAGAGGCATTAAAATCTAAATTCAATAATGAAAAGAAAGAGTTTGAAGCGAAAATTTCAGCTTTACATACCCAGTTTAAGGATCTTGTAAATCTTGCTAAAAAAGGGGTTATGGATTATCCACTAAAAATGATTGATACCTTCCGTATTCCTGTTATGGGATATTATTTGTATTACTCGTGGGTGAATGAAGCTTTCCGTTTGGCATTGGTTCAGGAAATTCCGAAACACGAATATAATGATTTGTTTAATTCTGGAGAAAAAAATCAGGAAGCATTTAAGGAATTAGGCTATGATCTTCCGAATGTCGATTTCAAAGATACACGAAAAAATGTTCGTCAGTTTGGTGAGGGTGAGAATGTTGTCGAAGTATGGGAAGAAGATGGATATGATGTTTGGTTGGAACAATGGATAGAGGATTCGATTGATGAATTAACTGGTAAATCTACGCCTATTCAACGACATGAATTGCATCGTTCTCCAATAGAGGAAAGCCCATGGAGAAAGGAGGAAAATAATGACGAGACTAGCACACAAGAAGGGGAGGCCATCGAAGTATCGGAAGAGCCTGAAGAATAACCCGTATTGGGAGGAAGTGAAACGAAAGGTTCGTATTCGTGACGGGCATCGTTGTCAAGTATGCGGTAAAACCTACAATTTAGAGATTCATCATAAGGTCTATGAAATTGCGGAATATTCTATCGTAGGTCATGAATTGGATTTCTTGTATTGTCTTGAAACACTATGTGAAGATTGTCATGCAATGAAGCATGGTAAATAAACTATCCCGGTGTCCGTTGGTTCGGTATCCGGGAACTATTATTTAAACTAACTTATATGAAACAGATTAGTACTAAACAAGCACATCGTAACAGAGAAATAGCCAGAATTAAGGAAAACCTGCCTTCCTATTGTGCTATATGTGGCAAACTGGCTGTGGATGCCGCACATTTAGTTCCCAAAAGTATGTATCCCGAATACTATACAAATCCCTTGAATATCGTTGGATTGTGCCGGGAATGTCATAATAAATATGACAACGATTTAGCCTTTAGACGTAAGCAAAAGCGGCTTATAGAACGTGTGAAGTCCTTTGATGAATGTGCAGCAAATAGATATTTTCGTTTATAATAATTGTATAATAAATGGTTGTAGATTATAATAAATATCCCTCATTGAAGATATTTGAAAATAACAAAAGCGTTATTTCATTTTTCAAAAAATTGATTCCCAAAGATATTAATAAAAAGAAAAAAGCGGAAAGAATTATTCCATATTTAGTTCGAAAGGCTATAGGAAATATAGAGATTGTTTCTTGGTCTTTTGTGGATGCGATGCAAAAAAATGAGAGTTGTTTTCGAAAAATAGATAGGCTCTCTTTTTTTAAAAAAAATAGAGAATGTGGCGCACTTGTTATAGGGGGAATTACACTTATATATACCTCAAACCAGGTAGCTTCTAACCTATATATTGTTAATGAAAAAGAGGTAATAGCTAATGTTGAGTATGAGTTTTCAAAAGATAATCCTGTTGTAAACTTCAATAGCATAGGAACATATTTATCCATATTACTAACCTTTTTTACTTCATGTCTTATATTTAAAAAATATGCAAAAGTTGAAATAGAAATATCCAAATGTGGTGAAAAAAAGAAAAGTAATATATTAAAAGATGACGTTAGGAATATACTACCTTTTAATGTAAAGATACTTGATTGCACGTGGTTTACTACTATTTGCAGAAATGAAGGTTTTAAGGTTCGAGGTCATTTTCGCTTGCAACCCAAAAAGGTTAATGGTGAATGGGTTAAAGAACTTATCTACATTAACGAGTTTGAAAAAAAAAGGCTATCATAGAGTTGCTAAAATAGAAAAACATGAAACGAATAATTAAAGGGGCGGTATATAAACAAAATGATGGCACGATGTATCGTATGCACCACATCGATGATAATGGGCTTATTTATTATTCAGAAGCTATTTTGAAAGGAAATAGTGCTGATGTTGATTGGGGAGTAATAGATTGTGGCATTGGTCTGTTTGGTGAACATGGAGACATTTTGGTTTCTGACAAAGAGAATAAATATTTTGAAGAATTAATAGCTTCTAATAAACCTAATTGATTATGCAGAAACTTATAAAAGTTCCAGATTATCAAAAGTTATGGTTAAATGAAAACGAGTGGGATTATTTTCATTTTCATAATTCAATAGATGATTATTGGAAAAGATTAATGAATAATGTAATGGGGATGAATGATAGATTTTTACCTATTGAATCTGATACTTATTCAATAATGGACGATTATTATAGTATGCTAAATGATTCATATAGTAAAATTGTAGAATTAATACCTGATGCCCTTAATGGCTTATTATATGATTGTTTAAAACTCCAATTTTACGAAATGGCAGAGAATATAAAAAACATACATGAAGAACTTATTAATGTGTTAGAATTATATCATAATGAATAGTTATCAATTAACCTCTAAATTAAAGAAGATACGTTCTGATACATATCTTACAGCGATAGATCAAGCTCTTTACCATGAGCTTGTATCTACTTGTAATGAAAAGGGGTGGAAAGATGTATTTGAAATTAAAAATCTTCAATTATGTTCTAATCTGAATATAACAGAGAAGACCCTGATAAAATCACGTCAATCTCTGAATAATGCCAAATTGATTTATTATCAAACATGCAAAGATAAACGAGTTGGGTGCTATTATTCGTTTTCTCCTTTACTTTCAACTGGAATAAATACAGGTGATAATACAGTTGAAAGTACAGTTGATATTATAAATGAAAATGCGGAAGAAGCGAATACGGACAAGAGTGATTTAAAAATATTATCACCTGTATTATCAACTTTACTTTCAGCTGGAAATACTACAGATGATATTGGAAATACACCTATTATAGATATTAATAAAACTATAAACGTAGAGAGTCACGCACACGTGCGTGAGGCTCCCCCCTCTCCAAAGAAGAAATCACGAAAGGAAAAAGGGGATGAAACTCCGTTGGTTTATCCTTTCACTTCGATGGCTTTTATGTCAGCATGGGAAGCACTCCGTAAAACTCCGAAATGGAAGAAGAAACTTAATTATGCCCTTCAACTTTCATTGGATAAACTTTCCAAGTTTGAAGAAGAGTTTGCCATCCGACAGATTGAGCGAGCTATTGAATCGGATTGGACTGGCGTTGTATTTACCGGAACAGAACGTGATTATCAAGAATGGTTAAGACAAAAGTATGGAAACAATCAGAAATCAAGTACTAGCAAGCAGGCGGCAAATGACTATGCCCTGCAACAATACATTGCCGAGCGTCAGCGAAAAGAACAAGGTATGGCTGGAAAAGTGGAAAGACCATTCTGATATTGAACGTGTCTTCTCTCCTATAAATTGGGGATATGTAGCTCAAAATCCAGAGAAAGCATATTATTCGGATTGTCCTACAATTCAAAAGTATGATGAAGTATATGGCGAAGGAAATGCGGAGATGTGGATTCATGGCCAAGTACTAGCTTTATTTGGTTCCAGTTCTTGTAAAGATGAAGGAATAGCTAGAGGAATTGGAATTTTTGCTCAAACATTTGTTTCTTCCGTCCGCATTTATAAGTTATCAGAATTAATGCTTTTCTTTTCTCGTTACAAGTCAGGCAGATATGATAATTCATTCTCTCAATTTGATGCAAGAAGAATAGGGAGTGCCTTCTTTAAGGAATTTATCCCAGAAAGAAATAAAGAGATTGACTTCTGTGAGAAGAGAAAGATTAATGAAGCAGCATTAATTAGGAGAGAACTACCAATTGGTTATGTTATCCCTAAAGGGTACAATCCCTATACTTGGTATTTAGAAGCTAAGAAACGTGCAGCTAATGGTGATAAAGAAGCTATTGATAGTTTTAAACCTCGAATTATATGAGAATACTCCTAAACATCCTCCTTCTCCTAGGAGTGAACATCTTATTTTACCTAGTAGTATACCGATTGGCGGACTACTTGATGGATAAAAATTAACTAATAACAATTTAGATATGAGCAAAAGAGTAGCATATTTTGGAACTCAAGGAGGCGGTATTCCTGGACATAGTTTTACTGCTATTATCGGAGAATTTAGTTATGAAGAAGAACGTGAAGTAATCAGATTAGATTGTGATACCACATTTAAGGTTTTTGATGGTAAGAGACAATTCAAGTTTTTCAATTACGGGAAATATATGTGTCTTGCTTTTCCTGCAAGTCCTGATGACAAAAGAGGTGGAAGCATAACAATCGTATTAATCGAGGGGAAAGATACAAGTAGAAAAGAAATATTAGGAGCTATTGAAACATCCTCTTTCCTTAAAAAACAATTCAATAGGTTATGTGAATTATATGGCGTCCATATGCCACAAGTTTAATTCTTTACCATATAGGAATGAAGAAAATACTTTTAATATGTGCTATTCTCGCTTTAATAGTGGGATGTGCTTCGCCGAGAAAATATAAAGAGAATCGCTTCACGAAGCAGTTTCAGGAAGCAGACTCTATGTTTAATCAAAAGTATGGATTACAATGAAAATTAAGTATATACGCTTGAAAGAAAAAGAGCATGTCTGTGACTATTGGCTTATACTTGCCTATCGTACGCTTTTGAACCGTGCAAGGAAAAGCAGGAAGCGTAAAGAGTTTGCCCGAAAGATAATCCAACTTTGTAAAGGACGCGATAAGCGTATAATGGATATATCAGACGATTACCGGTTTTGGACTGCTAAAGAATTGTATGACACTATCGTCAGTAAATGACCCTCAAAACAAAAGAGTAATGAACATCGGAATATTAGCAGTTGATAGCAATTATCCTAATCTCGCATTGATGAAGATTAGCAGCTATCACAAAGCAAGAGGTGATAATGTAGAGTGGTACAACCCTTTGTGCTTTTATGATAAAGTTTATTCGGCAAAAATATTTTCTTTCACACCAGATTATGGCTATTATCTTAATGCCGATCAAATCGAGAGGGGCGGCACAGGGTATAACATAAAAAAGGTTCTTCTACCGGAAATTGATAGAATGGTTCCTGATTACGATCTGTATAATGTTGATAAGAATTTAGCTTATGGTTTTCTCACTCGTGGGTGTCCGAATAAGTGCAAATGGTGCATTGTTCCCGATAAGGAAGGCAAAATTACTCCTTATATGGATATTGAAGAAATAGCCGTAAATGGTCGTAAAAATATAATTCTCATGGATAATAATATACTTGCATCCGATTATGGTTTGCAACAGATTGAAAAGATTGTCACCATGGGAGTACGTGTAGACTTCAATCAAGGCTTAGACGCTCGGCTAGTAACGGATGATGTAGCCCGGTTGCTTGCAAAGGTGAAGTGGATAAAGCGTATAAGGTTTGGTTGTGATACACCGGGACAGATTGCCGAATGTGAACGCGCTACGGATTTGATTGATAAATACGGGTACAAAGGCGAATACTTCTTTTATTGTATCCTGCTCGATGACTTCAAAGAATCGTTTGAGCGTGTCAATCATTGGAAGAACAAAGGCGGTCGGTTCTTACCGCATTGTCAGCCTTATCGGGATTTAAATAATCCTCGCCAAATAATTCCTCAATGGCAAAAGGATTTAGCCGGATGGGCTGATAAGAAGTGGATTTTTAGAAGTTGTGAGTTTAAAGACTTTACCCCTCGAAAGGGATTTGTTTGTTGTGAGTATTTTAACTAATAAAAAGAATATAAAGAAATGAAAAAGACTTTTAAACAATGGGCTAAGCAGGATAAAGACTTGGATGAGTTTCTATCTCCTGGTGATTATATAGACGAAAGGCTATACAACTACATAGCGGAAATCATTTTTCCTGCATATTGTTCAAGGGACTTTGTTCAAGGATGCGATGCGATTAAGAGTGAAGGTGATGTATTGTTTTATATAACGGTGCACAGAACCGATGATAATAGATACTTATATCTCGGTATTCTGCCGGAGTTTAAACAGTAATTCAAAACCCAGAATAAATATGAGTGAATTATATATACCCATAGAACGCCCTACCCGAAATTTGGTAAACGGCAGATTTTTAAAAGGACACACCCCTCATAACAAGGGGAAAAGGTGGGCTGACTATATAGCCGGAATTAAAAGGGAAAATATGCTTAGAGGATTGGAGTTAGGCAGAAAAGGTAATCCTAATATTGCAGGAAGTAATTCAAAGCAAGTAGTTGCCATAAAAGACGGACAGTTATTTGCTGTTTATCCATCTTCTAATGATGCAGGTCGAAAAACAGGAGTATGTAGCCGCAATATTCGTAGCTGTTGTTCTGGTAAAAGAAAAAGTGCAGGCGGTTATCAATGGTTTTTGGAAAGTGATAATCAATGGCTTGATTTAATAAATATATGAAAGAGTCTGTTTTAAGTGAAATACGTGATACATTGTTTGGTAAGATTCCCACCGATGAGATATCAACAATAATTGATTCAATATCATTCTGCTTGAGGAATTATGAGATTATGCCTAAAGAAACTTCCATAGTAGTCTATGATAATTCCGATTCGCAGATAATTAGTAAATTCTTCATAGCTAAAGCTGTTGAAGGATTATGCCAAAGTTCATTGGACTATTATCGTGTCATTTTAAGGGCGTTTATTTTGCAGGTAGGGAAACATATTAAAGAAATCGTAACTGATGATGTTCGCATCTATTTAGCCTACAAAAAGATTAATAAATGCAGTGATAATACGTTGAATAATATTCGCAGGACTTTAAGTAGTTTCTTTACTTGGTGTACCGAAGAAGGTATTATTGATCGGAATCCAATGCTTCGAATCAAGGGCGTAAGACAAGTGAAGAAATTAAAGAAGCCTTTAAGTGAAGATGACATGGAAAAGTTAAGGTCCCTAGCAAAGACTAAAAGAAATAAGGCGATAATCGAGTTCTTGTTTTCTACCGGTTGCCGTGTTTCCGAAATGGTTAACGTGAACCGTAATGATGTAGATTGGCAGAATGCGCAGATTGATGTTCTCGGAAAAGGGCGTAAGTATCGGACTGTCTATTTGTCTGCCCGTTGTAAGATAGCCTTACAGGAATATCTTTCTTCAAGAACGGATGATTTGGATGCTTTATTTCTGTCTGATTATGAGGGTATGTGCCAGCAAATAAAAGATATGAATAAGCCCACCCGGATATCAAAGGGAGCTGTTGAAATAATGCTAAGAAACCTTGGTAAACGTGCCGGTATATCCAATGTACATCCACATCGATTCAGGAGAACAGCGGCAACTACAGCTTTAAAGCGTGGTATGCCCATCGAACAGGTGCAGAGAATGTTAGGTCATGAAAGTATTCAGACAACGACGATTTATGCACAATCAACCAATGATGAAGTAAAGTTAGCCCATGAAAAATTTATTATCTGACATAAACAGGATGCTAGGAATAGCAGATAGTTATCAGGCACCTGATAGGATTATGAATATCTTACTTGGCGAAGAATCTACTCGCATACAGGTATTCAAAAACTTTTTAGACTATTTCAAATGTGATGTTAGTTATGACTGGTTCCATGAATACTTTGAAGATGAACATGCCGATCGGAAGAATAACAAGCAGGATTTTACGCCTAAATGTATTTCAACTTTGGTTTCTAAACTATTAGGTTCTGATACGGGCATAACCTATGAACCCACAGCCGGGACGGGCGGAATGCTTATCTCAAATTGGTACAATCACCGGAACAGTATCAGCTTCTTAGATTACAAACCTAACGATCATTTGATAGTATGCGGTGAATTATCCGACAAGACAGTGCCTTTTCTTCTTTTCAATTTGACTATAAGAGGAATATCCGGAATAGTATTTCATGGTGATACATTGAGAAACGATTATAAGGCAGCGTATATATTAACTAATAAGTTCAATTCACCTTGTGACTTTTCAACAGTTACAAGGTGGAAATAACCTTCAAAACAAATAAAGAAAGGAATTAAATGAACCTACAATCTAAGATAGAATATTCTATTGCCTTGCTTCGCAAATGTGAACAAATGGCACTTGACTATGACCCGGAGAATGGCTTTTATCTTGCGTTCTCCGGTGGCAAGGATAGTCAGGTACTCTATCATATTGCGAAGATGGCAGGAGTGAAGTTTAAGGCTCACATGAACCTTACGAGCATCGACCCACCGGATGTGATTCGTTTCGTGAAACGGAACTACCCGGATGTGGAACTGATTAAACCAAAGATGTCTATCTATGATATGGCTTTGAAAAAACACTTATTGCCTACAAGAACAATCCGTTGGTGTTGTGCTGAATTTAAAGAGATGTCCGGTGCTGGCAAGGTTACATTGATTGGCGTTAGAAAAGCAGAAAGTGCCCGGCGCTCTAAGCGTGAAGAGATTGAAATAATCGGTCACAAATTTAGCGGCAACTTCGACCAATTCTCTGAACACAAAGAAAAGATGGTTACTTGCGTGGGAGGAAAGGATAAAATACTTGTTTCTCCGATAATTCACTGGACTGATAGGGACGTATGGCAGTTTTTGAATGGGAATAGAATAGAGCATTGCTCGTTGTATGATGAAGGCTATAAGCGCATCGGATGTATTCTCTGCCCAATGTCTAACTATAAGAATAAGTTAAAAGATTGTCAGCGCTTCCCTCATGCGAAACGTAAATGGATTCAGACCATACAAAAGTTGATTGATGCCGGATATATCAACCACAACTTTACCGATGCAGAGTTTGGTTTTAATTGGTGGATAAGCGATAAAAATTTTGACCAATATTATGCAGACGAAGTACTGCAACAGAAAATTGAGTTTAACGTATAACTGATTAGAAAGGAACTAAATATGAAATCACAAGAAGCAAGAAATTTTGTAAAGACAATGGAAGTAGAGTATAATGCCAGGAATAAAATGATTAATTCTACCGTAGCTCATCAGGCGGTTCGAATGGCTGAAAATGATTTGACTAAGAAAGCTGTAAGGGCATTTGATAAAGTTTGCTCTGATTGTGGTAAGTTATGTGCGTGCCAAGATTGTGACTTTAGAAAATCTTTTATCAAAGAATTGGAAAACGTATAACAATAAAGATATGAAGAAGATACTAATAATCTGCGCACTTTTCGCTCTCATAGCGGGATGCGCATCACCTAGAAATTCAGTTGAGAATCATCCAGCGAAGGATTCACCTCAGCCAGATGTACTACCGGATAATAAAGAGAATCGCTTTACGAAACAATTTCAGCAAGCGGATTCAGTGTTTAACAAAAAATATGACGGGAGGTTAAGCGATGGGAAACTATTATGATGAGAATGGCGTGTATCATGTGATACCAAAGGATGAAGCTTTAGGAACAGGACGTTATGCTTGGAAAGGTTCATCTACTAAAGAAGGGAATAACCGCAAAGCTATTGCCAAGCGTAGAAAGAAGAATAAAAACAAGAAAACTCACAGAAGGAGGAAATAACTATGGGATTTACAACACCGTGCTTTATACGCAAAAATACACCGGAACTTCGGAAGAAGTTGGAGGAGTTGGGATATATCAAAAACTCTCCTAAATGGACGGATGATTGCAATATAATATGGGCTTATCAATATTCAGAAGAAAAGGGATTTGATACTCCCCACTATGTAATTGCGAACGCTTTTGATATTCCTTTTGATAAACATAGCCGTTTGTGTGGAAAATTTATTGATTGCGGAACCAACGAGGATCTTTTCCTTGCTTTAGCGGCATTGATGGATGATATTGATATACACCAATGGTTTACGGATGGAAATAAATGGTTCCAGTGTCGTTTTCTAAAAGTAGGCATGCATTATTCTGATAAGCCAGAGATCTTGTTTGAAAGATGGCACAAGGCTACCGTAGAAGAGCTAATCGAACACTTTAGAGGAAAGGAGGAATAAAATGAATCGTGAAATAAAATTTAGAGGAAAGTCAGTCTTAAATGACGAATGGATTTATGGTGATTTAGTTCATAGAACTAATAGCCCAAAAACAATTTCTCCAGTACAAATCAATGGTATTGGTATTAAAGAAGACACCGTAGGCCAGTTCACCGGATTATTCGACAAGAACGGCAAGGAAATCTTCGAAGGGGATATTATAAAAGGTTTTGATATTACGGTTGAAGTTTGGTATTCGGAAGATAATGCTTGCTTCATAGCGGAAATGAAAGAGCCTCAAAATGATATGGTGGATATTCTTGGTGGTTACGATACTGCAAGAATGGAAATTATTGGTAACATCTACGATCACCCGGAATTAATCAAGGAGGAATAGTCATGCCAACAAGTGAAGTTATGAACCGAGAAGAATACAGGCAACTATGTAAGCATTACAGCCCATACAGCAGCCAATGCTATAAAAAATCAATTATTACTGGAGTTGCCAACAATGTGCATATAAATATGTCATGTGACGGTAAATGTGCCCGTATGAGTAATTATGATAAGAAAAATACAGTAGCAATTGAATGCTACGAGGAAGCGGACAAAGTGAGCAAGTGTATTGAGATTGAATTCGATAATCTTAAAAATAAAATGAAAGACAGAGAATAAATGATTAATCCTTTAAAATGATTATGAACCTATAAATTGTTTGTCATTTTGGGAATTTGAGTTATCTTTGCGGTGTTTCACAGACCAAGGGAACGTACATAAACATTTCGAAGAGTGGATTTATTATATCCATTCGACTGTGTTATATCCACAAAGATATAAGCTGTTCGTTACCCTTGTTGGCTACTCTTCGTTATGGATTGTAGTTTCCTTGGTCGGAAATAGGGAGCGAGCAGCTCTTTTTATATACTCAAATTTCATCAACAATGACCAAGGAAATGAAATTAGAGCAGGATCGAAGCACAGTAAATCCTACATCTACGTCCGCACCACGAAAGCGTGTATCTTATCGTAAATTTGAAATAGAGAAGAATGCCAAGAATAAGGCTTACTTCTTTATATTGTCCCACAATCTTCTCAACGAGTTTGCAGAGTTCTGTAACAATTATCATTCAGACGATCCGCACAAGGATTGTTTAGAATACCTATTATCTAACATTTAAAACATAAAACTATGAACAATTTAATACTAAGTAATAAAAAGACTATGAGTTCTCTTGAAATAGCAGAACTCGCAGGGAGAAATCACAAAGATGTTATGCGTTCCATTCGTGAGATGGAGCCAGCGTGGTTAAAGGTATGTGGGCGCAATTTTGCGCTGACATCAAAAAATGTTGAAATGCCCAATGGCGGGTTCAAGGAAACTCCTTGTTACGAACTTGGATATCAGGAGTGTATGTATATAGCGTCCAAATTTAATGATGAAACCCGTGCTAAATTGGTAGTACGTTGGTCAGATCTTGAAACAGGTAAAGCTGATTCTGTATATCAAGTTCCTTCATCTTTCAGCGCTGCTCTAATGTTGGCCGCACAGCAACAACTTCAAATAGAGGAACAGCAAAAGCAGATATCTTGTATGAGCACAGAGATTATCGAGATGAAGAAGAAAACCGATTATCTTGAGGTTATCCTATCTAGTAAAGGAACAGTAACAACAACGCAGATAGCTCAGGACTATGGAATGTCTGCCAAGGCTTTCAACAAGGTGTTATTTGATTTAAAGATTCAACATAAAGTAAACGGGCAATGGATATTGTATGCTCCTCATGTATCAAAAGGATATGTTCATAGCAAGACGGTAAATATAACTCATAAGGATGGTCGTCCGGACACTGTACTAAATACCGAATGGACGCAACGAGGGAGAATATTCCTCTATGAAAAGTTAAAGGCGGTTGATATACTTCCTTTGATTGAACAAAGTGTGATGGATAGTGCAAGCTAAATTAAACTAATTCCCCAAATGTCTTTTTTTTGATGTTTGGGGAAGTTTTTTTAATGTAAATCAAATTATGAAACAAGAAATAGACAACAGCCTATTGGCAGAATGCTTTGATGCTGCAATGAAAGAGGAAATCTTAGAAAAAGACTGGGAGATAAAGTTGTGGGCATATTCCCTGTATAATGCGAAAATGTGGGGCGGAAATGTAAAATAGTAAACAGGAAATTATTAACTTTGTGCTACATGTCAAGTGGCATGTAGCTAATCTGGCGAAAAGACATGAGATTATCAATAAAGCAGGAAAATTTTTGTAATTACTATATTGAGTGCGGGAACGCATCCGAGGCTTATCGTCGTGCGTATTCAAGTAGTAATAATTGGACCGATAAAACTGTATGGGAAAGGGCATCAGTACTGCTAAAAAATAACAAGGTTTTGACAAGGGTAAAAGAGCTTCAAGAAGAACTAAAGAAGAAATCAGACATTACAAAAGAAGAAGTATTGAAGATGCTAAGAAGCTTTATGTATGCTGATATACGTAATTTCCTTACCATAAAAAACGGCAATGTTACTTTCAAAGATAGTGAGGACTGGACTGACGAAATGGCAATGCAAGTCGAAAGCGTTAAACAGGGGAAAGAGGGGATTGAAATAAAACTGAATGGGCGTACATGGACTATCCAAAGGATATGTAAAATGCTTGGTTTTGATTCTCCTCAAGATATGAATATAAACATTGCATCTCCTATGACTAAAGAGGAAGCGAAACGAATAATTGAGGACTTATGACAGGGGAAGGATATGATTACATACGGGCGTTTTGCTTATCAGGGACGTTAAACTATACGAGATACTTCTTTAAAGCAAGATTCGGTCGTAAATTTGTTGTAAACGGCCATCATATAAAGATATGCCAAGCTCTTGATGATGTGATTGACGGAAAGATAAAGAAGCTGATTATAAACATAGCTCCAAGATATTCCAAGACAGAATTAGTAGTTAAGAACTTCATATCTTATGGCCTTGCAATCAATCCATCTGCAAAATTCCTTCATCTATCTTATTCGGATGATCTGGCTAATGATAATTCAGAAGAGGTAAGGGATATAGTTAAGTCGGAAGAGTATAAGCGTGTGTTCCCTTATGTAGACATAAAGAAAACGAGTGATGCAAAAAAGAAGTGGTACACAACAGAAGGAGGAGGAATGTACGCAACGGCTGCCGGAGGGCAGGTGACAGGTTTTGGGGCTGGTGCTGTCGATGAGGAAAACGATATATCCAAAGAATTGGAAGAGTTCAAACCGTCGTCTAAATTTGCAGGTGCATTGATTATTGATGATCCAGTTAAGCCTGAAGATGCAATATCTGACATTCCCAGAGAAAAGGTTAACCAGAGATTTGAAACAACTATAAGAAATCGTGTTAATTCACGAAATACTCCTATAATAATCATCATGCAAAGACTGCACGAGCATGATCTTTGTGGGTATTTGATGGAAACAGAGCCAGGAGAATGGAGTATCTTATCTCTTCCGGCAATAGTATATGAGGATGGTAAGGAGAAGGCTTTATGGGAGTTTAAACACAATCTCGAAGAGTTACATAGGATGCAAAGGGTGAACAGCTATGTTTTTGAAACTCAATATATGCAGAATCCAACGCCTATGGAGGGCTTGATGTATGGAAAGTTTAAGACTTATGAGACTATTCCGATAACCAATAGAGCAATAAGGAAAAACTACACAGATACAGCCGATACCGGAAGCGATTATTTGTGCTCTATTGATTACATAGATACGGAGATTGGGAATTTCATTATTGATGTCCTTTTTACGCAAAAAGAGATGGAGTTTACCGAGCCGGAAACTGCTAAGATGCTTACTAAAGACCAAATATCTAAGGCAAATATAGAAAGTAACAATGGGGGAAGGGGATTTGCCAGAAATGTAGAGAAGCAGATGCGGATGATTGGCAATCCCAAAACTCAAGTAAGCTGGTTTCATCAGTCTAAAAACAAAGAGGTTCGCATCTTTACCAGGTCTTCCGAAGTGATGAATCTTACTTATTTCCCTGCTGATTGGGAAAGAAGATGGTCGGAGTTTGCATCTCAACTGAAAACATATAGGAAGAGAGGGAAAAATGCTCACGATGATGCCTGCGACGCTCTTACAGGAACGGTGGAAATGAGAGGCGAGATAGATGTCTTATACTACAAGAAAGAGGAAATAGGGGCAAATAATCAGGTATTTGTTGAAATACACCCAAATATAAACGGATTATTTGTATTAGTTTCTTTTTGCGTCGTTGGTGGGAAAGTGTTTATGCTTGATTGTTCCTTTTCTGACTCTTTACTTCCGGTTGATCGTCTTAATAATATTAAAGGGAATGTACAGATGGAAATACCTGTTGAAATGAAGCATTATGCGGATGATTACAGAAGGAATGTTAATCATAATTTGTGGGTAAGAGAAGAAGCAACAGACAAGAAAACTATGATTGAATCATATAAATCGATTATTAAAACAATCTACTTCCCAGAATCCGACGATTCATTTTCTGCCTTAATCGCTAACATATCTGATTATGATGGGATTAATAGCTTTGAAGGCATGTATGTGCTATCTTGTGTGTGCGCTCGTGTAAAATCTTTAAAAATGATATAATTACGAATAATAATTATCTATTTTTATTTGGACTAAATAGAAATTATTTCTATATTTGCGGTGAGGATACCAATCCCTTCGTGTGAAGATGCACGGAACCTATACTTTTTTATGCTATCGGCTCTTTCGTTAGCATATATGTCCGTAAAGACCACTTCATTTCGTAGGGAATGGTTATCTCAAATCAGATAATCATTCTTTTTATGTCTAAATTAGGAAATTGGTTTCAAAAAAAGATTAATATATCTGCTCCTTCCATGAGGGAGGCAGTAAAAACTATCGAAAAAGATTCTAAAGGAAATTTTTGGTATCTTACCAATTTCTTCTCTCCATCAGGTAAAATCAAAAATGACTATAATCTAACTTTGGATAAAGATAAAGCTGATTCTCTTCTTGTATGTACTCCGTTCTCTACTGTTATAAATAAAGTCGGTTCTCTCTTCGCTAATGGGAGAATATATGTCACAGACAAGGATGGGAATGAAAAAGAGGGATATAGCGATATCAGGGAATTGCTGTCACGTCCTAATCCACTTCAGACGAGAGTAGGATTCTTCAAAGAGATCGAGATGTCCTTGAAACTTTTTGGATATTGCCCTATTTTTACTGTAAGGTCGTCCAGAAAATCATTGCCACTTGCAATGTATGTTATTCCTGCGCAAATTTTTCACATGGTTTCGTCCGGCAAACTGTTTCGTCAATATGATATAGAAGATATTGTTTCTAAAGTTTATCTTGAATGGAACGGATTGCAGGAAGAATTATCTGAAGAAGACTATTTTGTAATCTATGATAGTTCTGCTAACATAAATGGAGCCAATCAAGATATTGATTTTTCGTCTGTTACTGATTCGCTCTCTATGCCGATCAATAATTGGATAGCAGCAATGACAGCTAGCTATCAATTAATTGTAAACGGTGGCCCCAAGGGTATAATATATTCCGATTATACAGATAAAATGGGAAATGGAGCTATGACTCCAGAAGAGAAAGAAATTTTGGAGTCTAAACTAAAAGAAAAATATGGTATTCTCAATAAATTTCCTATCCTGACATCAAAAATAAAGCTTGGTTGGATTCCTTTGAATTATGATGCGTCCCAGCTTAAACTTCACGAAGAGGATGAACGGTGCAGCAGAAAGATATGTAATGCAATAGGTATTGACTATAGTTTATTTGATGAGTCTAAATATGACAACAAAAGCATAGCGGAAAAATCAGCTTACCAAGGTCTTATTATTCCTGATTCGGAGAAAGTGGCGGAAGCTTTGACAGAGGCTATTTGTCCGAAAGGCGTTTTTATAAAGTTAGACTATACTCATATTGATTGCCTTCAGAAAGACAAATCAGCATCTTCTTCTGCATTTCAGAAAATGGCTTCCTCTTTAATTCAATTAGTTGAAAAGGGGCAAATAACTCTTGATGAATCCAGGAATGAGCTGGCTAAGTTTATCGACATTGATCCGGACAATCCCAAAGGTGAATTAAAAACTAATAACTCTTTTGAAAATGGACAAGACTAATAAATATAATGGAAGAATGGGAATGCAATATAAGACATTTTCCATTTATGCTAAAGAGATAAATTACGACAATGAAAGCCGGACTATTAGCGGTTACGCTGCGGTCTTTGGCAATAAAGACAAAGCCGGAGACATATTGGTTAAAGGCTGTTTTTCAAAAAGTATTCAAGATAGAGGTCCGGAAAGTTCAGCAAATGACAAGATAATCATGTTGTGGATGCATAACATGAATGAACCTATAGGACGGATTACAGTATTAAACGAAGATGAAAAAGGGCTTTATTTTGAAGCTGTAATAGACGAAGTGCCAAGAGGTGAGCAGGCAATAAAACAGCTTGAATCCGGAACTTTAAACCAGTTCTCGATCGGATATCAGTATGTGTGGGAGAATTGCGAATATGATGCGGAAAAAGACGCTTTTATTGTGAAAGAAGTAAAGTTGTATGAAATATCAGTAGTCTCTATCGGTTGTAATGGAGAAACTGAATATTTGGGACTAAAATCCATAGAGGATGCCGAAAAAGCTTATGAAGAATTAAATGCCGAAATATCCGAAGTGTGTTCAGGAATGCCCGCATCCAAACAACAAAAGATACAGAGAATTATATCAAAAGCAATGTCACTTGCGTCATTCAGGCCGGAGAGTCGGAAAGAATCTGCACCTGAAGGAGATGGAGCCGACATGCATGGCAATAAGGTAAAATCAATGTTCAAAAATTTAAAATTAAAGTAGTATGGGAAAAGAAGTAAAAAAGGTTGAGTTTAAGGATTTCCTTGATACCAAAGGATTATCCGAAGACGAATCTAAAGTTTTTGAAGTGTTTTCCAAAGGGCTGGATGGCTACATGGAGGCACTTTTCGCCCAGTTTATGAATGATGAGATTGATTCTAAATCAATGAAAGAATCAATTGATAATGCAACAAAATCTATCGAAGAGCTGAAAAAAGAGATCAAAGGATTCGCAGATAGTGAATCTATCAATGAACGCTTGAAATCATTTGAAGAGACAATCGTTCGGATCAAAGCAGCAACTGAGAAGACAAAAGGGGGGGATATCAGATTTAAGTCTCTTGGAGAACAGATTGCAGACGCCTGCAAGGGATTTGTTGTTGAAGCTAATGGCATCAAGACGATCGATGTTGAGGCTCTCAAGAAAAAAGGAGGTATCAAATTTGATGTCGTGGTGAAAGCAGCCGCCGCTCCTGTAATGACTACAGGAGGAGGCTCTGTAGCCGGTGGAATTACAATTGACGATCAAATCAGTGTAGCTCCTCGTAAACGTGCATCTATCCGTGACGTGGCTAATGTAGCAAGTATTTCTACTCCGTCCGTAGTATATGCTGAATTAAAAGATGCTACCGGTGATGCTGCATGGGTTCCCGAAGGAGGTTTAAAACCTTCAATGACAGCATCCGTGGAGACTGTTACCGTTTCTGCCGGAAAGGTAGCTTTGACAGCCAAGGTTACAACCGAAGTTTTACAAGATATTCCACAATTGGAAAAAGAGATTGAGGCTGAGATTATCAATAAGATCGGTTTGAAGGAGGAAGATGGCATTTTCAATGGTACCGGAACCGGTGGTCAGATAAAAGGAGTGGGAGATTCTATTCCGGCATTTTCTCTTACCGGCATTGAAGTGTCTAGATCCCCCAATATGTATGATGCGATCGTTGCTGCCTATACACAGATTGTAAGCGTAAGCAACATGGCCTACTCTCCGAATGCCATTCGGATGAATCCGGTAGATTACGCAAATATGCAGCTCACAAAGAACGACAATGGTGATTATATCCGCCCGTTCAAGATTGGGGATGAATTGATTACCGGACTCCGTGTAATCCAAAATCCGAATGCAGAGCTCGGTTCTTTCCAGATGGGAGACTACCGTTATCTGTTTATTCGGGATTATGTTATTCTTTCTATGAGTATAGGCTGGGAGAATGACGACTTTACTAAGAACTTGGTTACTATCTTGGGAGAAAAGAGAATGCTTGCTTATATCAAGTCACAGTACAAGACGGCATTTGTAGCTGATACATTTGCCAATGTGATTACTGCTATAACCAAAAGTGCTTAACGTTAAAAGGTAAAATATGAAAAGAAGTAATATTAATACAGCAAAAAGCGACAAGTCCTATAATATGGACTTGTCGGAAGTGTACAAGGTTACGTTCCAAAAGGATTTCGGTGCATTTAAAGCAGGGGATGAAACTCATGTTTCTCTTCCGATTGCAATGAAATGGGTAAAGATGGGAATAGTTTCGGAAACTTCTGAAATTACTTCTGCGGCCGCCACCGTAGGATGCTCCGACCTTTTGAAAAAAGATAAGAAGAAAGGAGAATAAACGATGATTATTGACGGCTCATACTTTACGGGAGTGCTAAGTCTCGGTATTATCTGGGATATAGACGATGATTCAATCACAAGAAAGGCGGAAAGGGATAATCTTCAATCGTATATTGACTTATACGAGAAAAAGTACCTCCGAATGGTCTTGGGAAAAAGTATGAGTCGTGAATTCATTGAATATCTTTCATCCGGCAAAGATGATGTCGGTAAATGGGAATCTCTCAAAGAAAAACTTTCAGTCAGAGGATACAGCCCTGTTGCTAACTATGTGTATTTTCACTATGTGAGACGCTGTGGAATTAAACAGACTACGGTTGGTACAGTATATGCATCCGATGATAAAAAGGCAAATCCTAACGTCCTCTTGGTTTCTGCATGGAATGACATGGTATGTATGAATGAAGATTTGTATGACTTTCTCAAGTCGGATAAGGAGTATGCTGGTTTTAACTTCAATACCACTATGATTGAATGTATTAATGAAATCGGTTAATGACATATTCAGGGAAATAGTAGCTAATACGGCAAAAATATACGGTAAGAACGTGTCTTATATGTTCGGGGATTGGGAGTATATTGCGGGCCAGCTTACAGAATGGAGTGAATCTCCGAAAGCAAGTAAATTGAAGTTCCCGATCATATGTTTGTATTCTCCGTATATTGAGAATCGTACTTCAAGAAATCCTGATGTTGCCCTTGAATTTCTTATTATGGTCGATACAAGGAAAGAGTATCTCAATGAAGAAAGAGAGAGAGTATCATTTGCCAAAATTCTCCGACCGATTTATGACGCTTTTATCAAGAGCATACTTGCATCTTCTGATCTTGTGAATGATTATAACGGCATAGTCCCTCATTCATACACGGAAAACTACCGCTACGGACGAAAAGGGGTGGAAGCTGATGGAAAACCATTTAGGGACTTCATAGATGCTATTGAGATTAAGAATTTAAATATAAAAATAAAAAATATAAAATGTTATGGCGATAGAATTTAGAGAATGTGCCGGTATGGCTCAGTTTAATACCGGTTCATCAAAATGCCTGCTTGATCCCGGAAAGGTGAAGGCTATTATTTTAACTATGCATGGATATAAGCTGCCGGAAAATGCTACGGCTGAATTGATTGAGAAAGCTTGTCATGCCGATCGTCCTGCCCGTATATTCCCTATCAAGACAATCGTGGAATATGCTCCGTCCGGTGGCGAGGCGAATAAGAGTGCGGTTGGTTATGGACCGAATAAGATAACATCTTACTCGGCTAAGGATGATGTATGGACCGTCGATGAATACGACGCGAGTCTGAAAGCCAATATCATGGCTGCTAAAGGAGTTGCATTCGATGCGTATTTTGTGGATGAAAACAACGTGGTCTATGGTATGAATGACGGAACCGGAGTCTTGGCCGGTATTCCTTTATCTGGCGTATATCCGGGAGGGCAGGATTGGGATTCATCCGGTACGGAAGCGAACCTAACTATCGGGACGATGTTTAAGGACTACGAGAAATACGTAAAGAATGCCGATTATAAGGTATATAAGTTTGATGTGGTGGAAGCTTTGAAAGGGCTTGTATATGTTGAGCTTGTAAAGCTTGATTCCGGGGAGAATAATTATAAATTGAAAGAGCATTTCGGAGGATTGGATGTAACCTCTTTCTTTGGTTCTGCTTTGTCGGAAGGTGCAACAACTTGTTTTGATGGTCAGGTGACGGCTGTCAAGTATGAAAACGGTAACTTGGTGATCACTGCTACCGGTACTCCGTCTCTTAAATCTCCGGCCGTACTTCAAGAAAATGGAGTGGCCGGAATAGAACAGTGGCCGTCATGAAAGTAGAAGGTATCAATTTCGTTGATGAAGAAGTCCGGAAAATGAAGAAAAAGGATTTTGTGAATAAGCACAAGGCAACCTTTTTCCTTGACCGTTCAGAGCTTGAAAGAGAAAATATCCTCTCTGATATCTATGATAAGATAGTAGGTGTCAGATCTCCTTTAGAGGATACTATTTAAAGTGGTTTGTTTTCAGGAAGGGGGAGGGCATTTGCCTTCCCTTTTCTCTTATATGTTTGCGTATGGCTACAATAAAAGAAGCATTGGATAATGTGACAGCTTTTGTTAATGGGTTTGAAGGAGAGATTCAAAATACCATGGAGTCAAACAAATCTCTTGTTAGGGAATTTGTGACAGAGCAGTTGTATTCAGGTGTAAATGGGAATGATAAGCCATTACGACCGACTTACTTGAATGACCCTTGGTTTGCTACTGATGAAGCCGGGAAGTGGAAGAACAATGCAAAGGGGTACGCTAAGATGAAGAAGAGGATAACAAAACCTACCCCCTCTTTCCAAGGTTATCCGGCTAGGGATATTTACACTCCCAACCTCATTATAACAGGCGAATTCTATGATTCTATACGTGTCTCTTCGTCCTCAAAGGGATTGAAGATAGAAACGAGAGGAAGCGACATAGGACCGGATATAGAAAGAAAGTATGGGAGTGCCATATTGGGAGTAGGAGGGAAGTCCCGTGAATACTTCCTCGAATATGTACTTAACCCGGCTCTAAAAAAATACTTTTCAAAATTTGGAGTATTATGAGTTGCTGGTGTCAAGGTAATAAACGGCTTGCTTCTATAGAGAAAATGCGGGAAATCGCAAGGAAAGCGGCAAAAATGGAGAAATCGGTGTTTGTCCTTTATTCTAAGGATGATGGCAGTATTTGGTATGTAAAAGAGGGGGAAGGTTACAAAGGTGTTTTCGTCGAATATATATATCCGTAATACGAATAATAGAACAATATTTAGGATGCGTTGTTAGAAAAATTGCGGGGACCATACAAAAAGTATAGGAAAAATAGAACAATAAAATGCTGTTGAGAAAAAAAATAAAATAATTGTTTGCCAAATAATAAAAATTTGCTATATTTGTAGTGCGATACAGCTTGGGGAAGCGCATATAAGATATTAAGTATTTCCATAGAGTTGGGAATATATAAACAGTGCCGAAAGATCCTCAAGCGTTCGGTGCTGTTTTTTTATATTCCTGTGTGTGAAAGGGCACACTACGAAAATTGTATGAATGATATTCAGATTTTCAAAAATGAAGCTTTCGGTGAAGTGCGTGTAGCCGGAACAAGTGAAGAACCATTATTCTGCTTGGCAGATATATGTAAGGTAGTTGAATTGACAAATCCTTCATCAATTAAATCAAGATTAGAAAAGGAAGATGTGCAAATGATTGATTTACACGACCTAAACCCGAATATGGAGATTGTGGGTAATTCAATGGCTACATTTGTGAATGAATCAGGGCTGTATGATACGCTTTTACTAAGCAGTAGTAATAAGGTTAGACCTTATAAAAGATGGATTATACACGAAGTATTACCTTCTATCCGCAAGCATGGCATATACGCTACTGATAATGTTATAGACCAAATCTTAAATAACCCGGATTTCGGAATCGAGCTTCTCACTAAGCTAAAAGAAGAACGATCGGCACGCATTGAAGCAGAGAAACAGGTAGCCGTTCTTACTCATGTCAATAAAACCTATACATGTACAGAAGTTGCCAAAGAATTGGGGCTTAAATCGGCAATTGAACTTAATAACCGTTTAAAAGAACTTGGTGTGCAATACAAAGTTAATCAGACATGGGTTCCATATACTAAATATGCTACTCTTGGCTGGTTTGATATAAAGCAAGAAGTCGCTGATAATGGTCATATTATCTACCATAGAAAGATTACCGGAATTGGCAGACAGGGTATCATCAATCTGTTGGTGTGAATGCAGTAAAGAAAGGGCAGCCCTAAAGCTACCCTTTCCCACCTCCTTAACAAGAGATGACGCCTGATTTGGTCGTCGGAAATGCTACTTGTACTTTTCTATTTTCATCTTTATTATTCTCGGAGCGGTTGAGTTCTTTATTCTTGTCTCGTTCTCCAACTCCTTAACTCTTTCCTTTAACTGCAAGTATTCATCAGTCAGTAATACAAGCCTTTGCAATAAAATTTCGTATAAGTCCATAGTGATATTCTTTTTATGGTGTAATTCGTGTGATTCGTTTGATTTTTCGATGTAAATGTGTGTTTAGTGTGTGTTATGCTGCTCTTTCGTTATTAAATATCTTATGAAGGAAAGCCCTCCCTAATTCAGTCCATACGGTTATCGTATTGGTTCCTATGCTTCCGTCCGATCGAGTGAACTGACTTGTTCTTGTTTTCGTGTACCCGTTTTCACTATATCTAGCTGTCAGCATCCATTGACCGGACTGATAAAACATGACTCCCTTTTCTTTTAGGGACTTGTGAAGCTGCTCGGCTGTTCTCAATGACAGTTCTTTCGCCATCTGGGTAGATGTGTAGGTGTTGACTGATTGAAGCACATTATCTACGTATTGCACTTTCGGGGCTGCCTGCTTGATTTCATTTGTAAGGCAGGCGTTTTGCTGTTCCAACATTGCTTTCTCCGCTTTGGCTTGTTCCAGGCGTTTGCTTAGTACTTGCATGGCGTAGGCTATTGCTTCATCGTCGTTGCTGACGGTCGTTACTCCGGTCTTTAAGAGTTCTTTGATACGGTCATTGCACCATAAATAAAAATCTGGAGACAGCCATTGAGCAAAAATTAGTGCTAAATCTTCATATAACCAGGTTCCTTGATTGTTACCACCCTGATTTACAATAACTAATCCCGTTGCGGGAATTCCCGTTTTGGCTGATAATGAAATAATTAGCTCATTAGTTTGTTTCAACGAAAGCCAATCATTTGTACGTTTATTGAATGGCTTTGCCATTTGTGTGGCGTTAATCATTGTATTTTCGCCACTCATAAAAGAAATTTGACTACCTTTGTAGTCGTAAACTACTGGTGTATTCATATAATTGAGTTGTTTACAGTGGGCAGATGCTACGAACGTCTGCTCACATTGTTAATAATAGGTTAGCACATGAAAAACCTGTCGTTTTCGTCACCGAACATCTTATATCCGGAAAACAGGCTTAAAATGATGATTGTAATTTCTGGCATATCCGTATGTTTTAATGGTTGGCAGAGCCTTCGCCCTTCCAGTTTAATTATAGATTCATGTAAATACAAGTAAAGTCGCATTCTTCGTCATAGTCTACTTCTAGTTCCTTTTTGCCTGCAAAGAAATTCTTTATCTTAGATACTGCGTTATCATTTCTTCCATCGAAAGAAAATGTAGCTGATTTCTTTAAAACTGTTACTTCAATAGCTATTCCGGCAATTACTGATAATGTTCTCTCTAATTCTCGTTTCATATTCTATATTGTTGTGCAGGGCTTTTCGCCCTGCTGGTTAATTTACTTATTGATTACTGTAATAAACTCACATTTAGCCCAAAGGGATAAGTCGTTACTATTCATATATTCTTGGTTCTTTGCTTCGATTGCCTTTGCTTCTTGTTCGCTGATTTCTTTACCGTTTACAAAATACCGTTTCATAATCTTTATTTTTTAGTTGTTATTACTTTATTTCCTTTTTGACACTACAAATGTAGGGGTTTATAATAACAAAAACAAACTTTACAGATGTAAAATGTAGCTATTTAATAAACTTTTGCATATGTGTATATGTTGTAGTATATAGTTACATAGTTATTAACGATTAAATATTTTGATGCAGTAAATAGCTACTTTTGTTGTATTATTGATTTTCTTGTTTTATATTTGTGGCGTTTATTATAATATACTTTTAATATGGATATAAAAAGCATTATTAAAGAAAAAGGCTACACAATACAAGATGTAGCAAAAAAGATGGGGGTTAACAGGGTTACTCTTACTCTAACTTTACAAGGAAATCCAACCTATAAAAAGCTGAAAGAAATAGCAGATGCTATAGATTGTGATATAGTTGATTTCTTCCGTGATGAAGTTTCAAATTTGAGTACACATCAAATAAAAGAGGAAGAACTTACCGCCCTAATTAATCACAAAGGAAACTTCTATAAAGCTAATACAATAGCTGAATTAGAAAAAATAGTGGCTGAAATTAAAGAAAAGTAAAGGAATATTTGCATTTCTGCGTGCTTATGCCTTAATTTGTTGCATTGTATAACATAAAACGCACAAAATGAGAAATATATCTTTAATGTTGTTTCTTTTTCTATGGAATGCGTGTCTCTATGCGCAAAACTTTGAACACCCTGCTTCCCAACCGTTGCAAGAGAAAACGAATACTTGCATTTCAATTCGGGATTCTTTGGATATGGACCTAGAAAAAATAATAGCTAATAACAATATTGTTAGATCGGGATATTATTTAAAACGTTCATCTATTTTCCAATATAGTGCATTAGGATGTGCTGCTTTGTCTGGCGTATTCTTTTTGGCGGGCTCAAAATGTAATGCTCGGTTAGATAAAAACGGAGAAGTGATAGATTATGGGAATAGAGATGTATGGCGATTTCTTGGTTATGCTGCCGCTGCTGCGGGCATAATGTGTGAGGTTTGTTCAATCCATTTTAAATGGAAAGCCGGGAATACTCTTATACTACAGGCTAAACCAAATGAAATTACTGCATCATTAAAATTTTAATTAGATTATTTATTATGGAAATCATGAAAAAATATATCATCATTTTCCCTTTTATGGTGGTTGCCTTTCTCTTTGCCTCTTGTGGATCATTGCCCAAACCTTACTCATCTACCTACATTCTTGATTATTCTGATTTTACCAAAAATGGCATATTTGTAACGGAAGCCCCTACGGTTAATTTTGATTATACACCAATGGGTAGTTTAGTATCTAAATCGGAAGGCGGATATGTAAATACGACTTATAAAGAGCCGTCTATAGGTGATTGTTTTACCGATATGATAAAAAAGATAAAATCATCAGGAGCCAATGGAGTTATAGGATTGAAAATTATTTTTGATTCTTTTAAAGACAAGCCCTACCGTTTATCAAGTATATATGTTACAGGAATGGTCATAAAATCAGTTAACACCGTACCTATCGCAGAAATTAAGAAAGATAACAAAGAGTATTTATGTGCTATAGAAGGTATTGGATGTTATGTGATTGATAGGCAAAGTAATGGAGTTAAAATACAAACGGAAAAGCTTCTAAACGAAGAGCAAATTAGAGCTTTTTATAAGAGGCACTCTTTTGGTGGGAAGATGCTGCAATTCTTTTTAGATTCGGAAAGAGAAGCTTACTATGGAATTTCTGATGGATTTATCATTGATTATTCAACTAACTCATTTATTAAATTGTGATATATGAAAACATCAAACCCTCAAAATGAAATTGTAGTCCGCTGTGGAAAAACTACGGACAGTATGGAAACATTAGAGAAAATATGCAAGAAAGAAGCCGAAAAGCTAGCGAAAACTATCGAACTTGCCGAAGAAGATGCAATATCCGTTCCTTTCTGGGCTGCGGAATCAGGTTTCCCTGAATTGATATGCGTAGGAGTATTCAGTAAAGATGAGAATGGAAATGTCGTTTATGAACTGGATTTCTCTGAGTCTACTTTATAATTTACTCTTAACTAATTCTAGCCCGTCAAGTAGACGGGCTTTTTTGTGTTCGTACATTGGGTTTTATTGCCATTGATAGGCATAGTGATAATAGTGCTGAAAATACAGTTCTTGATGTAGGTGTAAATGGCAATGATTAAGCTCTTGATTATCTAAATATTACTAAAAAAGATGATGTTGGATGTTGTTGGATGTTGTTTTAACATTATAGCTGTTGTTATTATTCGGAAAGTTACTACCTTTGTACCATCAAAGTAACGTATCTTTGATGCGTTACAAACAAAGATAGTAGTAATACTGTTGATGATGATATAAGTATTCAAAGTAATAACAAGTAAGATTGATAAACTAAAACCCAATTAGGTCATGATACATACTAATCCAAATCCAAAGATGAAGGTTGCTGAAGTAGAAGACTTCCGTAACAATCTAATAAAGTGTGTGTCTGGAAAAGTCACACGCCAAGAGAAAAAGCAGATAGAAGTTAGAACTCAGAGAATGAATAGTGTCGCTAAAAGAATTATAGCTAATAATGGCGGGAAAAATCCAATCCTCGGATATTGATATTTCAATAGATAAATTATTAAGAGAGGACTTAGAACAGGTTCTCTCTTTTTCGTGTGGATGTGAAGAACTTGACAAATTCTTTCATGAAGAGATATATCTTTGCTCCAGGTATCATCATGTGTCGGCTTATTGTGCCAAAAACACCTCTAACGATGAAATAGTAGCGATTTTTACTTTAGCCAATGATTCTGTTGTTATTGATAACGTAGAAGACAGAGAAAATTTTGTACTAGAATCAAAAGCGCAAATTAGTGATGAATACATTTCTACATTTAAAAGACAGACTTCATTCCCAGCCGTAAACATTGGACATTTGGGCGTACATAAAGATATGCAAAGCAAAGGCATAGGGCAAAAAATCCTTGATTTTGTACTATATACTTTCTCTAAGTATAACACATCCGGGTGCCAGTTTATAACAGTGGATTCACTTAATAATTCACGAACTAATAAATTCTATGCAAGAAATGGATTTATAAATCAAACTGATAATGATAGACATAGTCCAACTAGACGCATGTATTTACCAATTCAGCCATTTGCTCCCCAAGATGACACCGAATAGATATAAAAGCGGAGTTAAGACTCCGCTTTTCTTTTGCCGTTTTATCTTATCTTTATTCATTCTAAATAGATTGTAAAATTCGCCAATTCTTTTTATATTTGTGCGGAAACTGTGTCAAGTGGCATGGTACTTAATGCGCACGTTATATGGCTAATGAATTAAAAATTACCGATGTTGTCGATCAGAAAGCAATCACCCAGTTACAGAATCTTAAAAAAGAGATTGACGAATCTTACACTTCCTACAAAAACTTCATTGAATTATTAGCTAAAGGCATGCAGGATAAGCCTGCGTCCTTTCAGGATTTATCCAATAAATCGGCTAATTATAACAAAGTCTTGAATGAGCTTATTACCACTCAAAATAAGCTGGCTGATTTACAGAAAGAACACGAAACTCTTCTTCAAAGAATAGTTCAACAAACCAAAGAGAATGTTATGCAGATTTTAGCTGAGGCTAAAGCTAATGACCTTAATGCTACAGCTGAATTAAAGGCTCAAAAAGCAAAAACCGAGGAACTGAAACAGCAGAAACTTATAAATCAGGAAAGTAGAAATCAAAAAGTTACCGAAGAGCAAATAGCGAAAGCTCTTAGTGAAAAAGCAAAAAGCGCCAGACAGGCTGCAGAGCAAAATAGAACATTAAGAAAGGCTGTTAAAGATGTTGATTTGACAGAACAAGACGCTATTCAGACAATCGAAAAATATAATAAGAAAATAGAGGAAAACGAAGAGATTCAAGATCGGGTTTCAGATAAAATGACTCTTAGAAAAAGAGGTATTGGTGATTATTATAATAGTATAATCAATGCTTTAAATTTGAATAAGGGATTTGGTAGCTCTTTGACCGATTTAGCATCTGATAGTGACGGGATTGCAGGGTTTATGGATAATATTAAGAAGAATTCATTAGCTCTAGGCTCTACAATAAAAACTTTATTTACCAATCCTGCTTTTCTTTCGATAGCGGGAGCTGCTGGGGTTGGAACATTGTTTAAATTCTGGTATGATTATAACAGTGGAATAGTAGAAGCTACAAGATTAACGGCTCAATTTACAAAGAAATCAGGAGATGATCTCAAAGTGTATCGTAGCGAGGTTCAGACATTGGCTGATTATTACGGAAAGGATTTTAAGGAGACCTTAATGGCTGTAAATTCTGTATCAGAACAGTTTGGTATAACTTCCGAGAAAGCCTTAGAAATAGTAAAGGACGGTTTTATTGCTGGAGCAGATGCGAACGGGCAGTTTTTGGATAATCTGAAAGAATATCCTGCATATTTTAAAGAAGCCGGAATATCGGCCGATCAGTTTGTAGCCATCATCGCAGAGACCAATAAACAGGGTATATTCTCCGACAAAGGTATAGATACAATAAAAGAAGGAAATATACGCCTCCGAGAAATGACCAAAGCTACAGCAAGTGCTTTGGATGGAATTGGGATAAGTTCTAAAAAGGTTCAAGAAGAATTACGTAAAGGTTCCCTTACCACTTTTGATGTAATGCAGATGGTTTCTGAAAAATTGAACGAACTACCGGAAAGCAGTTCTGTTGTAGGTACCGCTATTGCAGATATATTCGGTGGTCCTGGAGAAGATGCCGGATTGAAGTATATTAAAACTTTGAAGGATATTTCTTCTAACTTGGACGAAGTTAAAGATAAAGCTGGTGAATTAGGAAAAACAGAAGAGGATTTAATTGATAGTCAAATAAGGCTTTCTAAAGAAATAGCATTGCTTTTTGATAAAACAGGTGGATCGTTTGAGGGGATGACTTCTAAGGTCAGAATATTTGTAAATGAGGTTTTGGCTGATTTGGTAAAGAACGTCCGTGAACTGAATGAATCTGCAAGCGATGTGTATGACAGAAAGTATACCACTGCTAGAAAAGAGGGAAGGGAGAATGGTGTAGAGGCAGCTCAAAAAGAATATGATCATATACAGAAGTTGCAGCAAATGTATGTCAAGCAGGGGTTTTCTGAAAATGAAGCGTTGGAAAAGGCAAAGAAAACAAGATTAAGGATTTTGAAGCAAGCTTTGAAAGAAGAGTCAGAGGCATTGCAGGAGAATAAGGATTTGTACGATTCTGCCAAACAAAGTTATGAGAACTATAAAAGTCCTATATTGTTTGGACCTGACTATGGTAGTAATCTGAAAAAGAACGAGATGAATGAAGCTTTAGATGAATATATGAGAAGATTGTCTATAGTATCATCTTTAGAGGTTCAAATTTCGGGTATTGAAAAATATAATCCATTTTCCAAAGAAGGTGGAGAAAAACCATTGACCAAAGATGAGCTGGAAAAACAACAGAGAGAGGCCGAGAAAGCAAGAAAAGAACTGTTACGTATTCAGCAAGAATACCAACAGTCCGAATTAGATTTGATGGATGAAGGACTAGGTAAAGAGTTGGCTGCAATTCGTCTAAATTACCGAAAACGTATTGATGCAGTTAAAGGATATAGCCAGGAAGAAATTAAAACCAGAGAAAACCTGACTATTGCCATGGAAGATGAACTCTCTGAAAAGATCTATACCTATAATCAAAATAAGGAGAAAATCAATTTACAGAACCGTTTGGAGGCTCTTTCTACTAACTCTAAAGATGAATTAGATCAAAGGCTTAGCATACAATTACAAGTAAATGAAATACTAAGAGATGCAGAAGTAAAAGCTGCAAAAAAGGCTGGGGAAGATGTAGAAGCTGTCAACAAGAAATATGATAAAAAAGCCTCTGATATTGCGGTAAAAAATGCTCTTGAAAGAATCGGACTAATTGAAAAGAATACGACTAGAGCAACAAATGTAATCCAGTATGCAGCAGAAAATGATCTTCGTAAAGAAGAATTACGGTATCGTAAAGGTGAAATAAATGAAAAGGAATACCGCCAAAAGGTTTATGAAATTACCAAAGATTCCATTCAAGAACAATTAAAACTGCTCAATATTCAATTACAAGCAGAGTTAGCCGCACTTGATCCAACTAATGCAAAATCGGATGAAATAAAGAAAAAAATAGAAACTGTAAAGGCAGAGATTAAAAAGCTTAACAACGAAATTGAAGATCTGACGTATGGAAAAGAAAAATCAGATAGGCAAGACTGGGCGGATGGCTTTATTGATGCTATGTCTAATATGAAAGGTGTCGCTGAAGATTATTTAGGTGATACAGTTAATCTATTCAGTTCTTTCTATAATATCATTGGTAAATTGACAGATGAATTTGTAGAAACCGGTAATTTCTCTTTGTCTAAATGGTGGGAAAATTTAGATCCAAAAGAGAAAGCGGCTGTAATTTTAGAAACTTATGCTTCTTTATTTGATGGAATAACCTCTATAGTGACTTCTGCCTTTGATGCTCGTATTGAACAAATTGAAGAAGAACAAGAAAAGAACGAAGAAGCCGGAGAAGAAGAGCTGGAACGCATCGAAGATTTAGCTGAGTCTGGTGCTATCTCTACAGAGGAAGCGGAAGCAAGAAAAAAGGCGGCGGAAGACAGGACTGCCCAAAGAGATAAGGAACTTGAAAAGCAAAAGGCGGAGTTAAAACAAAAGCAAGCTAGATGGGATAAGGCAAATTCTATAATACAAGCAACCATAGCTACGGCATTGGCTGTTACTAAAGCATTACCAAACTTTGTACTTGCTGCTATTGTTGGTGCTTTAGGCGCTGCTCAGATTGCAATGATTGCTGCTCAACCAATACCTAAATATGCAAAAGGAACTGATAACCATCCCGGTGGATTGGCTATTGTCGGTGATGGGGGAAGACAGGAGGTGATTGAAACGGATAACGGGGCTTATATAACTCCCTCCGTTCCCACATTGGTAGATATTCCAAAGAGGGCAAAGGTTATTCCGAATATTGTTGATTATCGAACGATGGCTTTACATTCAGACGCTTTGATGTTGGATAGGCAAAGGAGAAGTAATGACGGTGAGCCGGTGATTGTTAATGTCAATAATGATTATCGTAGACTTGAAAGGAATACAGAAGCAACCAATGAAGGGATAGCTAAATTAAACAGGACATTCCGCAAGATGGCTAAAGCTTCCGAATATCATCGTTTAGCAAATAGAATTTGAGTATAAATTAATCAACGTGTGAAGGAGCACGTTACTTTATTATGGAAAACTTAAAAGAATTAATTCCTATTCAGGAGAACAATGATGGAAAGAAAGCTGTTAATGCACGTGATTTACATGCTTTTCTTGAAAGTAAAAGAGATTTTTCTAACTGGATAAAAGACCGGATAGAAAAATATGATTTCATTGAAAATAAAGACTATCAGGTTTTCAACAATTTTGGCGAAAACCCAAAAGGAGGTCGCCCGGCTATTGAATACGCTATTTCTATAAGTATGGCAAAAGAACTTTCAATGATTGAAAACAACGGGCGAGGTAAACAAGCACGAAAGTATTTTATCTCTTGTGAAGAAATCCTCACCGGACAAAAAGAACTTTCCCGCAAGGAACTTGCTTTAATGGTGATACAAGCCGAAGAAGAGAAGGAGAGGCTTCAACTAGAAAATAAGCAGACGAAAGCCTTGTTGGAGCAAAAAAAAGAGCAATTAGATGAATCTAAGGAATGGTTTTCTATTAAAAGATACGCAAAAGAAAATGGTCTAAATTGGAGGAAAATAAACTGGAGGGCATTGAAAGCTTTGTCTTTCGAACATGGATATGATGTAAAAAAGATCTTTGATGCCAACTACGGACAAGTCAATATCTATCATATCGATGTTTTTAATATGTATTTATCTCACTAATGTATTCATTATGCTATACACCGACCTAGATAAAATCCCCCTAGATATATTCATAGATGTATTTACCGGAGATAAAAGCAAGCTTATTATCGAAGGGAAACACTCTGATGAAGAACTGTCCGAACAATCGGAAAAACTTATCACAGAATATGTGGAAATAATAGGAGGCGCTTCTTTCTTGTCTGAGATGTCAAAAAGAAACAATATCATCAACCTTCATATAAAAATTGAGTGCATGAAAGGTGTTGAGGTAATGATTAAAAACAATGACTGGGAGGCTGCTACGAGGATACTGTCAGATTTCGGGTTCAAGTACTCCCCGTCCGATCATGATAATATACGCAAAAAAGCAACTTCTATCCTTTCTATGAGTAAATATTTGCTTGAACGAGCAAATGCTAGAGAGAAGCCGGAAAATGCCTCTAAAATGGATAAAAATTACTTTGTTCGTGAACGTGTCGCTGTCATGTCCCATTATGGAATGCAGATCCGGAAGAATGAAATTAGCGCAAAGGAATATGCCTTCATGGTAAAACGTATGTGTGAGGATATAAAATCAATGAATATTCATAAGAAAAAATAGCTATGTTTAAATGCGAACTTTTGATAAGGGATAAAAGGTATGATGTAACCGATGATTTGAAGAATTGGAACGATTTTGAACTATCACATAAACGTCCCAATTATGATGGAGTGGTACGGTCGTATTCTACGAGTTTTGAATTTGTGAATAATGCTTTTATACTTCTGAAAAAGGAATATCGGTCTAGGTATATGGAGGCTTCTGCTACTGTTATATTCTCCTTGAGAAATAATAATTGGGAGTATGACGAAGTTTTCCGGTGCGCACTGGATTTTTCCACATACTCGGAAGATGGATATGTGGTTTCCATCAATGCGATAGACAATACGCTGGCTGCTATTATTAAGGCGAAGAAGAGTATTCAATATGAGTATCCTATTAAATATATAAAAAATAAACGTGAGTTATATTACGATTCTTTAAGTATGAATTACAGTAAACCTTATGTATTAGGTGGAAATACAGTAGAGAATGATGCTTCTTTACAATATGTAACAGTTGATGCTGCTACATATACAGAAGCCGAAAGGTATAGCTTACCTCTTTATACTTTAGATGGAGAATTGCCAGGAAGAGATAGCCCATTGGTATTTCAAGACGTTCCCTTTGAGTCAAAGGAGGATATCGCAGTCTTTGTTAGAGCATTGTTCGATATTGATATAACATTAAAATTTAGTTTTGATTTTTATGTTGGTAGCGGACACGATTATCTTAAAAACGCTGGCGTGATTCTAGGAGGCCGTTATGAAGATGGGCGTTTAGTAGAACTAAAAAGATGGATGTGTGATGCAAATAGTACTGATCCTACTCATGTTTCCGAAAACTTAAAGATTCGTTTATACAAAGGGCAGGGATTGTTTATTGTCTTGGAATTATGGTATAGCAATATTAATGCTCATTCCACTACTGTGTTTTTTCGTGACTTTCAACTGAAAACAGAATTTATAGCTAGAGCTAGTCCGGTAAATATTGACATTGTATCCCCTGTAACAGTCTTGAACAACCTACTAAACAGTATGTCAGAGGGAAATGCGGAATATAAAGGATATTTTAATTATGATATTGCCGATGGTTCGAGAAACTTGAAGTTGGAAAGGACATACATCATGGCAGCTGAAAGCGCCCGTGGACTTCCTGAAGCTAAAATATACACTTCGTATAAGAAGTTCTGTGAATGGATGGAAGCGGAGTTCGGATATGTTCCTGTAATAAGTGGGAATGAGGTGACATTTACTCACCGTGATAATTTGTTCGCAAATACGGTAGTCAATGAATTAGGGATGGAAATCAATGACTACGAATTGGCTGTCAATGATTCATTGATATATTCTTCGGTAAAGGTAGGATATGATAAGCAGGATTACGATAGTGTTAATGGACGTGACGAATTCCGGTTTACCAACGAATTCAGCACCGGTCTGAAACTGACCGACAATACCTTATCCTTGATCAGTCCGTACCGTGCTGACGCCTATGGAATAGAGTTCTTGGTTCAAAAGAGAGGGGAGGATACTACCGATAACGATAGTGATAATGATGTTTTCTTTGTGGAGTGTGACAATTCGGTTCCGGTGGATCAGCCGTTACTTTTATACAGGCCTTATTCGGCAGCCCAGCTTTCCGGTCTGTTGAGTCCGGACACAATGTTTAACCTTAATTACTCCCCACGCTTCATGTTGGAGGCTAATAAGAAATACATTGGAGCCTGTACCGGCATACTTAAATTTGCGTCTTCTAACGGAAACAGTGATGTATCCATAGATGGAGTAGGGGAAACGGATGATCTGTTAATCCCGGAACGCCTGTTTACAGTCGGGGAGGTCAACATAAAGACCAGCGACCTAGATGTTCCTTCAGATCTGACCGGACTTGTAAGGTTCACGAATCAAGGTGAGACGATAACGGGATATATTAAGAATCTGTCGTTGAATATAGCCAAAGAGAAAGGAAGTACCTATACTCTGATAGTTAAGGATATAAAAAGTTGATAATCTATTGTTTTAAGTAATAAAAATTTAGTATATTTGCGATACGGTGTCATGTGGCACACTACCCAATCAAGAACGAAAAGACCGTATGATTAAAACAGGAGACATTTGCCCATTGTTCTTTAATCCTTTAAAGAACGAATTTCAACAGGATATAGATTATATCCAGAAGTTCTACACCACAGATAAAATATTGATCCAAATCTTTTCAGATGATTATAATGATGTAGTATCAGCTGTTATCTGTGATAATGTTACCAATGAGGATAATGATATATCATTGGATGAATATAGAGTCAATGATAACACCCGGCTATTCATGGCAAGTGTAACAGGTCTGAAAGATTCCGTGTATACCTTGAAGATCAGGGAGGGTAACTCCGGTACTGCCATAGTAAGCGAACCGTTCTCTGTCTGTTCGGACCCTATGCTTTTGCAGGAAACTTGTTTGATCAAATATTCTAATAAAGATAATAATTCAAGCTTTAACAATCATTTTTGGGTTGATGGAGTACAGCAATTCTTCGAATTCAGAGTAGAGGGAGGATTTAAGCCTGAAGGCGTTTCTCAGAAAGTTGACAATGAACAATTCCGCACACAATTACAGAAGATTATAGAGCTTTATTCTGTACCTTATGATACGTATACTCTCACATGTGGCAACGCATCTGGTATACCGTATTGGGTAATCCAATTTATAAATAATATACTTTCTCTTTCATATTTTGATGTAAATGGAGGGCGTTATGTACGATCCGGTAATTCCAGTCCGGAGAAAACGCAAATATCCGAAGACGGACAAATGTTTAATATGACCATACTTCTTGAAAAAATGGAAATGTCGAAAATGAGTACAAATGGGTCGTCAACAAGTAAATTCATTATCTTAAATACTCCGGAGTTGTTAACTATTGGTAGGGCGCCTTTATTCTTAAGCAATGAAGATGCGAATAATATAAAGAAGCTTTACTACGACGGAGGGTATATGAAAATGCATGTGCAGTACGGAGGGGAATATACATATAATTCAGGACTGAACATTCCTGTCTCCATTTACAGCCCATACCTTTTAGAAAATGATATTCAAGTTGGTGCTTGGATGGATTTATCTTGGATAAACCCGGATAATCCTTCTTCAATATGTAGTATGACGCTTACAGTCCAGGATGATTATTCCATAGAGGCGGGCACTCCAACTGAAACTAAATTGGCATTGAAGTCAGATCTATCTCAATACGCCAAATCCGATTTGTCCAACGCCATGACTGTCTCACTCGGTCAGAACGGATATGCAAAGTTCAATAACGGGTTGTTGATTCAATGGGGATATTTTAGTGGAGGTTCTTCTAATAACCAATCTATCAGTTTCCCGTTATCTTTTAAATCTTGTTTTTCCCTTGCTTTTTCTAGTACGACGGATAACACTAATAATTCTATATGGTCTGTGAATTATGCCGCTAT